AGATATGCGCCCACTCGCGGACGGTAACGCGCGGGCGGGGTCGTGGCGGAATTCCAGCTGCGGCATCCCAGACCGGAAAGATCTGGCGCTCTCATGCGCGGGCTTGACGGTATTGAATTTCCGTTTATTCCGCCGCCGCTGCCACCACCCGCTCCGTTTATCTACAACAAGCTGGTTTATATCTCGCCAGCGGCCACGTATGTTGACAGTCCGATTGAACCATTAGTTATTGGTGATTCTGTCGCGCTGGTGTTTTGTTCTAATATTCCATTCGGAGCTACTGCTATTAATTTGTCTGGTGTCAAGCCTTCAGGTTTGCCTTTTACGGTATCATTCCCGTCATGTTTTGTTGGTTCAATCCCAATGCCGCTCAACTTTGGCGATGTGCCAGGAGAGGTACTGTCACCGCTGTTCTATACGATGGTCAATTTGACGGTTAACGAGTTTGGGCCATGGACTATGGCTTTATTCCAGGGAACGCAGCCAATCTCACGACAGGTAACGGTTGTGGTGCATCCGTTTTAGTGGTAGCGTTGGTTGTCAACGGAGTGAAAACAATGGCAAAGCACTTCCTTATGGATCATACGGGTCACTCGACGGTTGAGTTTGACAAGCTTGATCCGGTTGAGCTTAAGGCAGCTAACGATCGGTTTGAGGCGTTGATCAAGAACGGTTCGATCGCGGCAACGCGCGAGGCTGGAGCGACCGAGTATGAAGTAATCAAACGTTCAAGCCAGCAGCAGGACGAAACTTTATTTGTGCCGCAGATGCGTGGCGGCTAAGGCTTGCATTTTATAGACTTCATTTTTCAATGGTTATTGTTTCCGCTATTATGCGCGCTTGCGATTGTGCGTTTGTGTGAGCATTGGATGACTGCTCGGTCGCCTGTTGTGATTATTGCCGATACGGAAGAAGGGATGGCGCGAGCTTTTACTATTCGTACCATACCGGGGCATAATATATTGGTTATGCCCACGAATATCACACGAATCAGCCAAATATTTATCAGATTGGGCGGTTTGCATGATATTTTGCTAATGCCTGTTGCACAGAACGCTGACATAACGCTTTTGAATTGTCTTGGTGGGCGGCCCGCTTGGTATCAGGCTGCTTCATCCGATTTTGATTGTTTGCAGGTACGGATCTGGCCTATCCCCGACGCCGAGTATGAGTTGTGTGTGTTTGCCACAGCGGCGACTATGCCAGATAATCCGTTCATTGCCGCAGATAGAATTACTGCAGGCCAGGAAAAAGCTATAGCATTGCTGCATGCTTGGTTGACGCCAGCGCAAAAACGTTCGTTAGCGGAGCACGATCATTTTGTGGTTAAGGGTAGTGTGACGGGCGCGCTGTACCGCATTACTAGGGGCAGTGTGTACAACGTGCAGCTTTTAGACAAGCGGACTGGATTAAGTACAGAAAAATTGTGTTTTGCGCCTGAAAACGTATCGTATCCGGGCGATATCATGTTAGCGCAGAAGATCATGCTTGAGACTGACGAAAATCGGGCGTTAAAGATTGCCAATAAGCAACCCACTCAAGGAGAACCGCTATTTCCGGCTTGACAAACATTTTGTGACTACTTTAGACTACGCACGCTCACTGACGGCAACCCCCTCAACCCGGTGGGCCGGCTCGCTGGGGCGAACTTCCAGCCCCCAACTCACCCCGTCTCAGCGGGCCGTTTAATTCGTTAGTGTTCGATGCTCCATCATCCGACGACAATAAGACTACCGAAGGATCTGAAAGCTTGGTTGAAAGCTTTAGCTAAACGCGAGCAGCGGACGTTCAGTGCGCAAATTATTTTTGCTCTCGATCGTTATCGTAAAGAAATGATTGGCGTGGATAAAATGCTGGGGAGAAAATTATGAAAACTGCGGTTGTGACGACGACAATTAACGTGCCGGAAGTGCTGGCAGTGTATAAAAAATACGCACCGGCCGATATCCAGTTTTTTGTTGCTGGTGATTTGAAAACATCGAAAGAAGCGCAAGCGTTTTGCTACAAGCACAACATAAATTATTTGACGCCAGCCATGCAGCAACGATGGCAATCGTCCGAGATCATTGGTTGGAACAACGACAGTCGGCGGAATTTTGCGGTGCTGGAAGCGCTCAAGTGGGGGGCCGAACTGCTTATTAGTATTGATGATGATATGGTTCCTTATGCAACATTCTTCACTTGTTTTGAGCGGCTGTTCGAGGGCAGGTGGTCGGGTTTGCAAATAGGCGAGCCGGGTTGTTGGGTTGATCAGGGGCAATATACAATACCAGCTGCTCGCGCTCGGGGGCTGCCAGCGACTGTGCCCAATTATTCACGTTTTAAAAATGAGGGTATCGGTGTTGTTCACGACGTTACGATCGGGGTCGCGCAGGGAATTATTCTAGGCGTGCCGGATACCAGCGCCGAGATGGCTATGTATCCTGGGCCGTACATTACTGGTGTGACCGACATTTTGCGCTATGGGTTCGTCACTCATCCCGAATGCTACTCTGTTTTCAACAGCCAGATCACGGCATTTCGTCGCGAAGTAGCTCCTGGTTTTGCTCAATTTTACGCTGAGCAGGGGCGCAACACCGATATTTTTGCGTCGCTAATGATGCGAAGAAACGCTCGCGCTGCGGGATGGTATACACACTATGGCTTGCCGATGGGCTATCACAATCGTTCGGTACGAGATTTGAATAAAGATTTGCAAGCCGAAAAGTGGGGTGTTGAAAATATCCAAGCGTTTGCAAAAGAGTTAGACGATCCTAATTTTCATGTTGAGAATAGCAAAGTGCTGTCTGATAAGACAAAAGAGATGTCCTATTTGTGGCTTGAAGATTATACCGAGGCGCTGAAATGAACAACGTCGCCATTGCGTTCAGCACTAAGGATCGTCTCGAATTGTCGCGCAAGTCGGTTAAGCCACTGCTTAATAGTAGGTTTGATTTATTTTGGATTGACGGCAGCACTAATCAGCAATCGAGGGCGTTTGCTGAAAGTTATAAACTAAAAGCGCAAGTATGTAGTGGTATTAGCGGCGGTTCGGGCGCGGCAATTGTATTTGCGCTAAGTGCCATGTTAGCTGACTCAAGAACAGGGCCACCTGTAGCACGGCAAGGTTATCAGTACGTTGGCCTTGTCGAGAATGATTGCCTGCTGCCTAAAGGTTGGTTCGAGCAAACAATGGCTTTGTTCGAGCAGGGCAAGGCCGATGGCTTGACTGTTGGCGCGGTGTCGCCGCGTTGTTATGCGGATCGCATTTTAATCCAGCGTGACGGCTATGCGGTCATGCACAATCTCGGCGCGGGAGCGGTTATTTTCTCGCGTGAAGCTGCTGAGATCATTCTGCGAACATATCGGACTCAGTGGACAACCGAGAACCGGATGGCATTCGTTCAGGTGTCGTGTGCCGACATCGGGCGCTATTGGGCATTCAAAGGCGGCGAGCATTGGCTGTGTGCCGACTGGCGATGGGATGCAGTTTTGGCAACGCAAGGCTATGCGTCGTTGGCGCTCACTCCTAGCCACGTCGAGATGCTTGGCCAAAGCCCACCGCTGGAACAGCAGGGGTTAAAGATCGCGCGCAAGCCGGTTGACGATCTTCGCGGCGAGGAAGTGTTCAAGTTTTACTGCGATCGAATGCTGCAGGTTTATAAAGGCGAGCGGGTCATTAGGTCCAGTGGTTTGTTCCAGCGTGACGCCATGGGCGGCGATATGATCTTTGCACACCAGATTTCCGCTTTGGGCGGACGTTATACTGGCGGTTGGCAGCTCAAGGATAGCATTGGCTTTGGACCGTTCGGCTGGAAGGCCAAGACGCTTGACGATACCACAATCACAATTCCTGCGCTTGGCCCTTGTGCGTTGTTCCTGTCAGGAGGTGAGCATGGTGGCCGGTGCGAAGTGGCCGACAAAGACACTGGTTTCATCGCGCGCCCGGATCTACCCGCGGAGGGGCCGCAGGGCATGGTGGTTCCTGTCACTATTCCTGCTAATGCTGCGTATCGTGAGGTTACTATCAAGCCGCTGACAACTGGGATCACGTTCTACGGCATTCGTTGCCGCGACGAGCAGCCACGGCTGACCAACTACAGATTCGATTATTCAGTGTTGCCGCCGCCATGAACGAACGCAAATATCTGCCAACCATCGCTGAGTTGATTGATCGCCTCAGTATAGTGCTGATGAAGTCTATTTTCATTCCTGAAAATCGTGATGCTTACCGGCAAGAAATGGAATTGATAAAGCACGATATTCAAGGTGATCACATCGATGCCGATTTTGTTTATGCGGTGCTAGTTCTAATGCTGTCCAATCGCTTTATTTGGGAGAATGAAGCTGCAGCGCGCAAAGGTGATTATAGCATGGAGCAACGATTGTTTACCACACATTCTATTAATGGCGTCCGTAATCTAGCTAAAAATAAAATTTCACAAGGAACAGGTGAGCGCGTCGATTTAAAAGTTGATTGTCTTGCTGCCGATCTTCCACCTAACATGGGCAACTGGAACGTGTTTGAATGAGCATCTATCAGATTCTTATAATCCCTGAAAAAGAACTGGACGAGTGGGCTATGGCTAAGCCTGCTCAGCCTGGTATTCCGAAATATGCTTGCATCACCAAGGCAGGCACGTTGCGTTTCTGGCCCAAGTTTGAAGCGGGCAAGTATCTTTTGTTTATACAGGAGGGCACATGAGGATTCTTGTGACGGGGAGTCATGGCTTTGTAGGTCGTCACTTTTGTAAATATTTCCTCGATCGTGACCATAGTGTTGTTGGTATCGACAGTATGGTTGCGGGCAAGCCGCACGAAGAATGGATGTTTCAGCCTAACAATAAGAAAAAGTTTTCTCAGCTATTTGCTGATTTGCGTTCGTTCATGGCCAATCGTCCTAGTCGAGAGTGGGGATCGTCATCGTTCGACCTGATTATTCATTGTGCCGCGGTTGTTGGCGGGCGTCTTAAGATCGAGGAAGATCCATTGGCTGTGGCTACCGATTTATCTATTGACTCCGAGTTTTTTAACTGGGTGGTTCGTACTAGACCAATGCCAAAGGTGCTTTATTTTTCCTCGTCTGCGGTTTATCCGGCATGGATGCAAACTAGAAAAAACCAGATAAATGTTGGAGACTTTTTACGTGAGGACGCTGTAAGTTTTGACATGGAAATTGGTTGCCCCGACATGACCTATGGTTGGGCTAAGCTATCTGGCGAATATTTGGCCAAGTTTGCTGTTGAAAAGTATGGTCTGAATTGCAAGATCTATAGGCCGTTCGGTGGCTATGGCTGTGATCAAGATCTGACTTACCCATTCCCTGCCATCATGAAGCGTGTAGTTGACGGTAATAATCCAGTATTTGTGTGGGGTTCCGGTGATCAGCAGCGCGATTTTATTCACATTGATGATGTGGTTGAGGCAGTTATCACGTCTATGGACAAGCTACCTGCGGGCGAACCGCTCAATCTTGGCACTGGTGTTGCCACGTCGTTCTTTCAATTGGCTGAACTGGCAGTGCGGCTGGCTGGCACCGATGCATCGGTGATCAATGATCCTCGCAAACCGGAAGGGGTATTTTCTCGCGTGGCTGATGTTACGAAGCTGCAACAATATTACCAGCCCAAGATCAGTTTGGCAGAAGGCATCAAACGGACACTTGATCGAGCCAAGGTTAAAGAACATGGGTGATCGCGCGCAGGCCGTTAATTTTTTCAACGCCGGGCTGAAAGCGACCGGGGATAAGTCGTACACTGACTGGGCGACTCATGCGTTTGGGCTTTTTAATTCGGCTTGTATGGTGGACCCTACTTTTGGCAAGGGTTGGTATCAGAATGGCAACAATAATGGCGATCTTAATCGCTTGCATGCGTCCATTGCCTGTTATCGTCGTGCCTTGCGCGGAGATCTCGACACTGAGGAACGTATTTTTTGTTTGTCAAATTTGTCATGGCGGCTGCATCAAATTGGCGAGATCGAGGAATGTCTTGTAGTGGCGCAAGAGGCTGTCGATTTGGGGCCGCAGCATCCTTACGGCTGGGTAAATCTATCGGTCGCGCATGGTGCATTTGGCGAACGCATGTCGTGTGTTAATGCCGCGTGGAAGGCGCACGAGTTAGCGCCCAACGATACTACCGTGCAGTTCAATCTTGCCTTTGCATTATTGTTCAATGAGCAGTACGCGGAGGGATTCAAGTTTTTCGAGGCTCGATTTCCTACACGGCTAAAGCACTACCTTAGCTATCCTTACCCGAAGTGGCTGGGCGAGCAGGATAAAACAGTGTTCTTGGTATCGGATCAGGGGCTGGGCGATACGTTGTCGTTTTCCCGGTTCATCGATCTGGCGTCAAAACGTGCGCGTTATATTCATGCCATGGTACAGCCGGCGTTGTTGCGGGCCATGACGGAAGCATTCGGGCATTTGCGTAATGTGAACTTCATTCCGGTTAGCTCTGGTTTTCCGCAAGCGGATGCGTGGACAACTTTTGTCAGCCTACCGTTTGCGTTAGGGTTGAACGACGCCGAAATAAAAGCTGCACAGCATCCGCGTCTGCCAATTTATGATATTTCCAATCACTGGAAAGTACCGGACTGCAAGCTACACATCGGCATTCAGTGGGGTGGGGCCGCGCTTAACGACATAGACAAGTGGCGCACTATTCCGGTCACACATTTTCTTGATCTTTATAAAGTACCCGGCGTGCAGCTGTACGCTTTGCAAATAGACGAGCATCGTAAAGAGATGCTGGAAGCTTCATGCGAGTCGTTGATCCGCGATCTGGCACCGTGGGTTAACGACATTACCGATACGTGCTCGATACTCAAACATTTGGATATGGTGATCTGTTGCGAGTCGTCGCTGGCACACATCGCTGGCGCATTGAACAAAGAAGTGTGGATGCCTTACGCACATCATGCGCACGACTATCGTATCGGCCATGATGGCAGCGCGATGCTGTGGTACAAGCACCATCGTGTGTTCCTTCAGGAACGCGACCGGAAGTGGGAGCCGGTATTTGTTAATATCGTTAAAGCTTTGCAGGAGAAGGTAGATGCCCTTGACCGGCCTATCAAGAATGAAAAGCGGCCCAAACGCGCAATGGCGCGCTAGTCATGGCTAGCTGGTCGCGTTCGGTTTTTAGTACCATGGTGCAAGAGATCGCCTACGACAGTGATTCACAAGAAATGAGTGTGACTTGGAACAGTGGACGAACATCGGTTTATTCCGACGTGCCGGAAGATGTGGCGCTCGGCGTGGCTAATGCGCCGTCCGTAGGTCAGGCGATGAACCAGGAAATCAAACCAAACTATGGGCACCGATACATCTAAATATTCCGTGCCGTTTACTACTATGGCAACGGCGATCGAGCACAACGCCGATTCGCCGTTCGGTGGTGCGGCAGTGATTATCCCGCCAGGAATGACACAGGCAATAGAGCTGTTTCAGATGGGGGCTAATATTGACGAAGGGCAGTTCTGGGCAACGCTGTTGACCAGCATTCAGATGCGGATGAAGGCCGTAGAGGAACAGCAGAAGGTTGGCAGAACTTACGGTATCCGTTAATGTGGCCGAATGCCCGGTTGGACAAAAGATAAGCGTCGCGCTGTTGAGGAAGCTTTTTACACATTTCTCGATTGCTGTCATGTGAACTCCCGCGATGCGGGACGTATTTGTCTTGGTAAGTCGCTGTATGAGGGGCAGCGACGAGCGATCACCGAGATTTTCGACGCTTTAGAGGATGACGTTCACGATATTTACATCCTTAAGAGTCGGCAGCTCGGTATGTCCACGTTGATCCGGGCGCTGTCAATTTTCATGATCGGTATCCACAAGGGACTTAAGGGCGCGATCGTTTTTGATTCGGCAGAAAATCGAGCCGAGTCACGCGACGAAGTAGAAGTGATGCTGGGCGAGCTGCCCGCTAGGCTTAAATTTCCAGTTATTAAGCGGGACAATCGCGAAGGGTTGATTTTAAGCAACGACTCTAAAATTTCGTTTATGTCTGCTGGCGTGAAACGGTCAAAGACCAGTGGCACGTTGGGGCGGTCTAAAGGTTTGTCATTCGCGCATTGCTCGGAGATTTGTTCTTGGGACAACGACGAAGGTTTGGAAGCGTTCAAAAACTCGCTGTCAGATGTCAACCCTGATCGTTTATATGTGTGGGAATCTACCGCTCGCGGGTTCAACCAGTGGAATGCGATCTGGGAAGATGCCCGCAAAGATCCGGCGCATTGCAAATGCATTTTCTTGGGTTGGTGGTCGAAGGAAACGCAACGCATTTCCAAGCAGCATCGTGATTACCGTTTGTATGGGCAAACACCACCAAATGACGAGGAAATACGCAAGATCAAACAAGTCAAGCAATTGTATAATTATGATGTAACTAGCGAACAGTTGGCGTGGATCAGGCGCAAGATGGACCCTTCGGCGCAGCAGGAGGGTGACGCTGATCCTAAATTCGAGGGTGATCCTACGCGTATCCAAGAACAACCCTGGAGTGAATTGGAGGCGTTTCAGCAAACTGGTTCAGTATTTTTTGCGCCTGAGAAGTTGACAGACCAATTTAACAATTGGGTGAGTAATGATTTTAACACGTTCATGTATATTGTTCTTGACGAGTTTGCTTACACGCAAGTTCTTAAAGCCCCCAACTCAAAAATGGTCGAACTTAAAGTGTGGGACCCACCTGCTGGAAACGACGGATGCTATGTCATTGGGGTCGATCCAGCATTTGGAACTAGTGAGTCTAACGCCCGATCCTGTATTCAAGTCTGTCGTTGTTATGCAGACGGCATCGATCAGGTGGCCGAATACGCATGGCCTTTGATTACGGCGCAGCATCTGGCGTGGGTAGTAGCGAGCTTGTTAGGTTGGTACGGCTCGCAGGCGGCGGAAGTGCGTTATGCTTTGGAATTGAATGGTCCGGGCATGGCGGTATTTTCGGCGCTAAAATCACTGAAGTATCAACTTGAGAATGGTCATCAGCCGAAAGAAATCAAAGATAAGGGGCTAACCGATGTATTCAAAAACGTCAAAACCTACATCTACAACCGCGTGGATTCGATGGGTGGGGGGTTCAATTACCACATCAAGACTACACGCTCGACTAAAGGCGCAATGCTCGAACAGCTACGTAACGTGGTATCCACGGGAAAATTACATATTCGTTCTGCCGAAACTATAAAGGAAATGACGGTCGTTGCCCGCGACAAATTCGATGGCGATATTATTGGAGTGCCATCGAGCCATAAAGATGATAGGGTTATGTCGTTGGCGTTTGCGGTGCACTGCTGGGAAGAAAAGGTTAGGCGGAACTTGATCAGTCTTAATCGAACAAGAGCAGCAGAGGCAGCGCGGGTAACTATGAGTTTGAGCGATCAGGTATATCTATTTCAGCAAAACCAGTTCACGCAGTTTTTCAAGGAAAAGCGCATGCAACGCCTTAATACGGCTAGGCAGCTAACACGCGCCAGTTGGAGGTATCGCTAATGGCCAAGTTCACTGCTCGGTGCCCCGGTTGCTTTGGTAAGTTTCCGTGGGACCCCAAGCTGGGTTATCCGACGCGATGTCCGTTGCCCGGATGTGACTACACTTCTCCTGAAATGGACCCGGATGTGATCGTGATTGCCGCGCCATTTATTCGTTCGCCTAACACTAACAAGACCGATGCAACCTACCGGCAATTGGAACGATCGTCGGAAATGCGCGCCCAAATGGCCGCGGATATGGCTGGCGTGCCTGTCAGCGAGATGTCGCATCTCAAAGTGACCAACATCAAGGACAACACGCAACCGGGTGAGATCGCGGCGATGCCAGTCGTGAATGAAGTGACGAAGCAGATGGATCGTATGCGGCAAAGGGGTGGTCAGGTTGGTTTCCAGGCCAATGCCGGACAAGCTTATGCTGATGCGGCCGTTTCAGGCGCGGTTACTGTCAACGGACAAACTGTTCGTGGCATTGAGCCTCGCGCTGGTGTAAAAGCCATGGAAACTATTCAGTCACGGTTTAACCGATGATACCGGGCGGCGTTCCTACCAAGCATCAAGAGCTGGTTACGTTTGCTAACGAGCTGATCGAGAAATGTCGTGTCAGCGTCGGCATGCGCAAATCGTACTATCGGCTGCTCAACGCTATTGCCGAGACTGGGAAGTACGACGGAACTAAAGCGCTTATCAACATGATGAACCCGTCGCTGCAGCGTATTGCAGCGCATCTCTATAGTCCGGTTGAATTGAAATTCGCAGTTACATTTGATCACCCGCAGCCGCCTGTTAATTATCAACGCGCGGTTGAAGTTGCCAAGCAGTTGACGTTGACGTGGGAGCGCAATGGTACGGCCAGCACGTTCGGGCGTGGGGTATATGAATCACTCAAATATGGCGCGGCGTTCTTGAAGCAGTGGACGGACGTGGATGCAGATCAGCACCCCTTATATCGCGACAAGTTGGTAATGCCTTGGAACTTGGGTGTCTACCGGGAAGATCGTTCGCTAGCCGAGCAGCCGGTCATTTGCGAGACAACTTTGTTGACGTTGCCTGAAGTATGGCAACGCATTTGGAAGTACCCAAAGGCTGAACAGTTATTAGATCGCATTGCTGCGCACAGCGCTCGTGGTGATGCTGGGCAGGAACCCAACAGCTTCTTTCATCAAGTTTTGTCTACGTCGCAGTTGAATACCGGCGTGCAAGGCATGACCAGTCCGGTTCCTGGCGGCATAGTACAATTGAACAGTGACCCTAATTACGCACTTATGGGGCCGATTATCGCGCCCGATGTGGTGCAACTGCACGAGTTGTGGGTGCAAGACGAGGAAGATTATACAACAATTCAGATGATTGAGCCGGATATTATCATCACACCGTGGCACGGTCGGGTGGGTTCTGATGAAGTGGTCACCAAAAAACAAAATCTTTTGGCCAAAAACAGCAGATTGCAACCTTACCGCATCATTCAACCCAACGAGACTACCGACTGGCTTTGGGGCCGAAGCGAGTTGGTTGATGTGCTTGAGCCACAGCAATTGCTGGGCGCTTGGTGTGACGATGCCAAGCGTTTGATTGGCACGCAGATCGACAAGTTCATCGGGTTTATGGGTGAAAATGGCATTACTGACGAGATTTATGCGCAGGCGCGGATGGCGGGCTATGTCAATCTGGCGCAAGGATCGCAGATACAGGATCTCACTCCTAAAGTGCCCCCCGAATTGTTGCCAATGATTAAGTTCCTGCTGGAGCAGATCAATCTTATCCAAGGTTTCCCGCCGATCATGCAGGGACAAGGCGAACCTGGAGTGCGGGCGGGATCGCATGCCAACACTTTGATGAAAACCGGCTCACCGACGTTGCGCGATCGTTCGTTGCTGGTTGAGCAGCAATGTGCCGCCTGCGCGGATCTGACGTTGACACTCAAGGAACTTAAAGAAGAACGCTTTTTTTGGACTAAGGCGAACGAGCCGATCAAGGATATCGAGGAAACTAAGTTTTTATTGTCGGATTTGCCGGATGAATGGCGGGTCACGGTGGACAGTCATTCGTCGTCGCCGATATTTGTGGACGAGAACACGCAGCTCGTGTTTGCGGCTAATTCCAGGGGTATTGTTGACGGTGAGTATGTCATTCGCAACACGTCGCTTCCCAATCCCGAGATGGCCATACAGGCGTTTAAAGAAAAGCAGCAGCATGAGAGACAGATGTTTGAACAGCTTATGAAGTCCGACCCTGAAGCGGCGCATAAGCTTTTAACAAAACAACTGGGCGGCGGGCACGGCCGTCATTGAGGAAAGTGCGGGGTCAGAACCCCTGGACTGTTTGAACTCATCCGCATTGCAACGCGTAGGATCGGATCAGATTTTGCCATCTCTTGTGCCTTGGCTTGCACACGAGCTTGGTGCAGCCCGGTTTCGACTGCCGCCATGCGTGATAGGTTCATATCGTCCAGCATGTAGCCTTGTATTTCAGTTGCTTTGATTTCGGCGTATTGACCAAAATCATCGGTGATAGTCCAATTACCTACAGGTGAGCTGCGGTGCGCTTGAATACAGGCGTCAGCGGTTTCTTTTTGTCTGAACATGAACGCCCAATTGATTCCGGCATTACCAAAAACAATAGTTAAACGATGCATGCTACTTGCTCCTGTTTTCAGCCCATTCGAGAAACGATTTTTTTGGCACTCGTATGCATTGCCTAGAGAAGCGTCGGACTGGTGGTCCGGTGCCTTGCGTGATCCATGTGTAGAAGGTCATGTAGTGGATGCGAAGATAGTTGGCGCATTCTTCCAAAGTGAGTAATTCAACCCCGTCATCAAGGACGGATTCCGAAACCGATTTTGATTTTGTTTTTCTGCGCAATTTTCTTTGCATAGGCAAACTTAACTCGCCGCGTACTGCACTGACTTGTTTATAACATCAAAGTTATGGCTATGGCAAACGCGGTTCAGTACCTTATGCATCGCTAGTCGGTGCCTAATGGTAGGCCCTGACGCGAAGCAACCCTCTGGAGGACAAAATGCAACTCGTCCGCAATAGGCGCAAGCATCGCAAGGGCCGCAAGTAAAGCCCATGCCTGACGGCACCCCAACTCCTGTTCCCGGCCAGCAGCCGCAGCAACCTCAAGCACCTTTCGGTCAAACGTCGGCAGTATCGCCGACGCCAAACCGTGGACATGAGGCTGCGGGCCTGCAGGCGTTGGGGCTTGTCGTTCAGAAACTGACGGAAGTTATTCCGCTCGTCGGGGCCGGCTCAGATGTGGGTCAAGCCGTCCTTGATGCGCTCAAGAAGCTTTCCAAATTCGTACCCTCTGGTTCAGTGACGCCTGCCTCGCAGAAAAATCAGCTTGAGCAGATGGCGATGCGGCAGGGGCAAAACAACCAGCAAATGAAGGCGCTGGCGCAGATGCGTCAGCAAGGACAACCGGGCCAGCAAGGCCAAGCTGGAGCAATGGCCGCATGAGTATTTTCAAGGTATTTGCTGATAAAGCGATGGTGTTGTCCACTGATCAGGTGGCGGCACCCAACGATGAATTGACTCCTAATGGTATGTCGAGAGCACCGGAGCTTTATATGCTTCCGATGCAGACCAGCAGCGACATGAGCGTTAAACACACGCAGCCAGGGGCTGTCAGAAGGAAATAGGAGGCCACTATGGTCAACATTTTTCAAAATCCCGCCAAGACCGTTCCGATGAAAGCCGATGATCAGACGGTTCGCGTCGATCTCGACCAAAACGACATCGGCGGTCGCAAGGCGTATCTCGCCACTATCAAGCCAAAGACCGAAGGCTTGACAATCAGTCATGTTCCGAACGCTTCGACTATGCCGGGCGGGAGCAAGTAATCATGGCAAGAATTGAGATCGATGAGGCTGAACTGGGCGAATTGCGGACCATCAAGACTGCCGTTGAAGCAATAAGCAAGCATCCCAAAGGCGGGTTGCTTCTCGAACAAGCTCACAAAGAAGCTAATCCCAACGCCAAAACCCCCCGGCTCGACGCGATGAAAGAAACGCACGAACCGGTGGAAGGCTTGAAAAAGGAAGTTGCTGATTTGAAAAAGCAGCTTGCCGAGGAAAAAGCTGAGAGCGATAAAAATTCTAAATTGGCGGCGTTGCAGCAAAGAATCGACGCCGGTCAAGCCAAGCTCCTCAACGAGGGCTGGACCCCCGACGGGCTTAAGATGCTCGATGCCTTCCGAGAAAAGGAAGGCATTCTCGATCCGATCGCCGCTGCAGCCTACTACGAAAAACTGAACGGCCCGCAAGTAACTCCAGCCGTACCGTCGAGTGGTTTTGTCGGCGGACGCTGGGATTTCACCGATATTCCCGAAAAGGACGAGGGTTACGCCAAGAAGCTCCTTGAATCCAAGGGCGATAGCGAAACTCTTGTCATGAAAGAAGCCATGAAGGCCCTTAACGAGTTCCGCGGGCAACGCCGCTGACCACTAGGAGATAACGATGCCTTTACCTGGAATTGGCGCAGCCCCGGCAGCTGGTGCACTTTTTAATGAACTAGCAGCGACGACACGCCGTGCCTTCGTTCCGCGGTTGTTTGTCCAGATCTACTTCGGTTCGCCGACGTTGTTCTATATGATGGGCAACGCCCAGAAGGCTGCCGGTGGTCTGAATCAGATCACGATCCCGATGCAGGGACAGTCAATGGTTCAGGGCCAGTTTGTCGGCTATGGCGGCGGGTTCAACACACCGCAGATCATTCCTGGCATTCAGAACGGACAATGGAATTTGGCCTATTGGGTGGTTCCCGTACCGCTGCCGTTTGGTGAAACCGTTATCCAGGCAACCGATCGTGAGATCAGCCTGCTCAAAGCCCGCATGAACGACGTTGCTGCCGTCACCAAGCAGAATTTTGCGTCGCTGCTGTTCACCAATAACACCGCCAATCCGTTATTGCCGAACAGTTTCATCGACGGTTTCGACAGCGGCACGACTGTTCCCAATTATGGCGGTATCAACCGCAATGCGCCGGGTAATTCGGCGTTCCAGGGTCAGATAATCAACACCAATTCAGCCACGTTCTCGTACACGGTTGGGTTTACCCGGCAGAACATGGCGACGCAGATATCAAACGTTACCAATACCGCAGGCGGCGAGGCTCCGACGTTTATCGTCATGGCACCTGGAGATTTTGCCACGCTGAACAACAGCTTTACCGGAAACGAAACGATGTACGTCACTCCCGGCTCGACGTACACGATGGACACGGCGTGTCGTCGCTGCTAGTTCATTAAAAA